GAACAGGCCTTAAGGCTTCTCGCTGACCCACTGTTTCAAGAAGCTTTTGAAGTATTAAAGAAAGATTTAATAAGCCGCTGGGAAAGCAGCGGTGTACAAGAGTTGGAGGCCAGAGAATCAATCTGGCTTGCGATGAGATTGCTGGATAAGCTTTATAATCATATATCGTCTATAGCTGAAACAGGACACATGAATAAAGTTTTAATGCAGCAACACCCATTCATCTAAAAGAGGAATTTAATTATGGCGGATACGCAACCAGCCCCGCACCCGGCAACATTGCCACAAGCACCGCTTCATGGAAGTATAGAAGAAGCACAAGAGGCGTTACTCAGTATTCTTGACCCTAAAGAGGAGAATCAAGAAGAGGAGCAAGCCGCACCTACAGAAGAGGAAGAGTCCACAGAGGAAACTCAAGACGAATCATTGGAAGAGGAATCCGAGGAAGAATTGCAGGCGTCTGAAGAAGACACCGAAGAGGAAGCCGAGGAGTCTGACGACGAAGACGAAGAAGAACCTGATGTATATGCTGTCACTGTTAACGGCGAAGAACATGAGGTATCCTTTGACGAACTTCTGAAAGGCTATTCGCGCCAGTCAGACTATACCAAGAAAACACAAGAACTGTCAGAACACCGGAAGGCATTTGATAACGCCAAGCAACAAATGGCTCAAGAATACCATCAGATTCAGGCAGAAAGGCAGCAATATATAGACTCTTTACAACAGATTGTAGATAGTTCTGTTCCGGGTCTGGAACAGTATGCCAGTATAAACTGGGAACAACTGAAAGCCGAAGACCCAATAGCATTTATCACAAAGAAGGAAGAGTTTAGAGATTCTCAAGATAAAATGGCCCAATATCAGGCACAGCAGGAAGATGCATATCAAAAGCAGTATCAAGAATATCAGAAGCAAGCCCATCAGACGCTTCAACAGGAACACGTCAAAATGGCTGATGCACTGCCAGACTGGAAAGAACCAGAAAAGCAGAAGCAGATTGCTAAAGATATAAAAGACTATGCTCTTTCAGTAGGCTACACACCTGAAGAAATTGGTTCCCTTGTAGATCATAGGTCTTTGCTTGTTCTTATGAAAGCCCAAAAATATGATAGTTTACAGAAGGCAGATGTTAAGTCTAAAAAGCTTAAAAATAAACCCAAAGTAATAAGATCAGGAAAGGGCAAGAGTAAGGGCGATGAGACTAAAATTAAAAATGCTGCAAAAATGAAACGTCTTCAGCAAACTGGCAGAGTCGATGACGCTGCCCTTTTGATGGAGGATTTTGTAAACATTTAACATGAGGATATAAATCATGGCAGTACCAGCAAATACACGCACGACTTATGGTGCTGTAGGTATCCGTGAAGACCTCTCCAATGTTATCTACAATATCTCACCGACTGATACTCCATTTATGAATGGTGCTGGCAGGGATTCTGCTAAGTCTACTTATTTTGAATGGGAAACAGATGTGCTTGCATCAGCGGCTGATAACTTTCAACTGGAAGGTAATGATTTGCCATCAACAGCAGTTGTTGAGCCAAGTCGGGTAGGTAACTATATGCAGATTTCCGCTAAAGCGATCCAGAGTTCTGGAACAGCCGAAGCGGTCGATTTTGCAGGCAGAAAGTCTACACAAGCCTATAGAATGGCGAAAGCCGCCAAAGAGTTAAAGCGTGACATGGAAAAGATGTTGACGCAAAATACCGCAGCCGTTGTAGGTAATAACACGACCCCGGGTACGGGTGGTCAGCCGACTGGTGATACCAGAAAGACTGGCTCTCTTGGTGCTTGGGTTGGTGGAAATTCCCTGCATGAAACTACAGGTACGCCAACTGGCGCAGCTTGTGGCGGCGACGGTAATGATGCAACGACTGACTCAGGAACCTTGCGTGTTATCAGTCTTACCTTAATTAGACAAATGATTCAAAAATTGTTTGTTGCTGGCAGCGATGCTGACACAATTATGGTGGGGCCGTTTAACAAAGAGGCAATTTCTCAATTAGCTGGTAGTTCTCAGCTTTCCCCTCTTCGCACTGCGGCAAATCCTGAAAAACAAGCTCATGTTGTAGAAGCATGGGATGTTTATGTCAGTGACTTTGGTAATTTCAAAGTTATGCCCAATCGCTTCCAAAGAGAGCGTGATGGCTGGTTTTTAGATTGGGATTTCTGGGCAGTATCATATTTACGCCCTTTCCACACTCTTGAAATCGCCAGAACTGGTGATAGTAAGAAACAACAGCTTATTGTTGAGTATGGTTTGTTGTCTAAGAACCAAAATGCAAGTGGCTGCATTTATGACCTTACTATAAGTTAATTAGCATAGGATGGGGGGGTGCAAGCCCCCCTACACCTTTATGAATGAAAAAATACTTGAAAGAAAACTACAAAAGAAAACTAAAGAAGAAAAACCCCAAAAGAACAAAAGGGGTAATACTTGGGCTACAGAACTTGAAACCAAGTTAAGCGGTGGTGTTGGCGACAAGAGGATATATCCCAGTGGCTAGAAAACAAGGAAAATTATTAGACGTAACTCCAGATAGGCATGAAGTTTTCCATGAGGAACCAGATGGCACTTTCACTATAGAAACAAGGCAGGATGCTCAGGATATTCTTGATGCAAATAAACGCAAGTTTAACGGCTATGGTGACAAACTTTCTGTTGGCAAAAGGGGAGATTGGCATCAAGTTGCTTCTATTCCATCAACCATCATGGATCAATGGATAAAAGAAACTAACGGGGAGATTTTAAAAGACCCAAAATTACTAGCAGCAAAACTCAATGATCCTAATTGGAAATTGCTGAAAACATCTCCAACAAATATATAGAGGACAGACAATGGCTGGATTACAACCCATTATTACCCACACGCTAACAGCAGGTACTGCTACAGGCACTACAAGAACATCTGCTTTTGCTGATGGGTGTAGTTCTATAATGGTAACTGCAACTGAAGATTGCTTTGTAGCATTTGATTCTGCTACACCAACAGCTACTACTGCGTCTACTTTTATCACGGCAAATTGGCCTTACACTTTTTATGTTGCCCCGGCAGGAATTACTGCTTCTTCTGGTCATAAATTAGCCGCGATAACTGGTACTGGCGCTTCAACAGTTTATGTTACCGAACTAGGGAACTAAGTTTTGATTAATACCTACGCCACGCTGCAAACAGCGGTGGCTAATTGGTTAGACCGTTCTGATTTAACAGATAGGATACCAGAGTTTATTACTCTGGCAGAGGCCCGTATGAACCGGATTCTTAGAATAAGGATTATGGAGTCTGTAAAGGTTATGTCTTTAGTAGGTGGAACTAAAAGATACCCCCTTCCTTCTGATTACCTTCAGTTGAGAACTGTTAAATTTACTAGGTCGGCTTTAGCTACAGATACTTTAGCCTCAGATATGACAGATTCCCAGAACACTGCGGTTCTTACAGACGCTACTCCATCCGGTGGAATTCTTTCTAGCGGGTTTAGTAGCAGTGGTACTGTAATGATTGGATTAGAGCAGATGACTTATACAGGAATCTCAACTAATACATTAACAGGGGTAACAAGAGGTGTAAATGGAACCACCGCCGCAGAACATAATGCGGGTAATGTGGTTGCTGAAATATACCCAACCTTTACTGCGGGGAGTATATCTGAAAAGACAAGACCGATTTATCCAATACAGTATGTATCTCCTGAACTACTGTCCAGAGTATATGCCGGTAACTCAACTGGTGTACCAAAAGTATACACCATGAGAGCCGGGTATCTTCTCTTTGGACCCGTTCCTAGTTCTATATATAATTTAGAGATTGACTATTTTGCAAAGGTTGCGGCATTAAGTGATTCCGCAACAACTAATGATATGCTCACAAATAATCCAGACGTGTATTTATATGGGGCATTGTTAGAAGCTGAACCATTCTTAATGAATGATGAAAGAGTGCAGTTATGGGGGATTGCTTTTAAGCAAGCAATGGATGACCTACAACTTCAAGATGATAAAGATTCTCACTCAGGCACTGAGTTGAGAGTTATGAACACAAGCGGGTATCACTAATGGCACTAGACACTGGAAATTACATCAGCGATTTTGATCGCGACAATCCTACAGCAACCGACTTAGTTTCAGAAGGCGATGACGTTCTTAGATTTATAAAGAAAGTTCTTCAGAAAACCTTCCCGGTTGGAACAGATGCTGCTAGCACAACTACTGGAGTAGGGCCGAATCAGGCCGTTCAAGTTATTATAGCTAAGTCTACTGATCCAATAGGAAGTGGTAGTGCTGCTGAATCCATGGGGTTGGTATGGCTTGATACTACAGCCAACTTACTAAAGATTCGCAATCAGGCTAATGACGCTTGGATTACTTTAGCAATTGATCCTGAAACATCAAACTCAGTAGATGTAAACGCAGGAACTATTGACGGGGCAGTAATTGGTGGAGTTACACCCGCTTCAATTACAGGCACAACGGTATCAGCAAGCACCTCAGTAAATCTACTAGAAGACGCTACAGTAATTTTTGAGGGAGCAACAGATGATGGGAATGAAACTGTACTTAGTGTCATAGACCCCACAGCAGACAGAACAGTATCTCTCCCGGATGCTACAGACACTCTGGTTGGTAAAGCAACAACTGATACCCTAACAAATAAGACTCTTACTTCCCCAACCCTGACAAGTCCGGTTGTTAATACTGGAATATCTGGTACGGCTGTGCTTGATAGCGATACCATGGCCGGTGTTAGCGATACAACTGTCGCAACCTCGGAGTCAATTAAAGCCTATGTCGATTCACAAGTTACGGCGCAAGATTTGGATGTCATTTCTGACAGCGGTACTATCGACATTGATCTGGATTCAGAGAGCCTTACTGTTGCTGGTGGTTCAGGTCTTGCGACTTCAGCGACTGGTTCGACACTCACTATAGCGGGGGATGACGCAACTACATCAGCCAAAGGAGTTGCATCATTCTCCTCTGATCACTTTTCTGTATCTTCCGGCGCAGTTAGTATTGCCACAGATTCTATTGATGACACTCTTATTGATTTTGGAACCGGAACTAATCAAGTATCTACGGCAGACGTACCGGAAGAGACTAATCTTTACTACACCAATGGCAGGGCAGATGCTAGGATAGCAGCAGCTGATATTGGTGATCTAGGTAATGTTGATACTACTGGTGTCGCTGATGATGACATTTTAAAGTATGACTCTGCCAGCAGTTCTTTTAAGGTAGAGGCAGACAGAATTGCAAACCACTTAACAACCAAGGGTGATTTGCTTGGATTCTCAACTGAAGAAACAAGAATACCAGTTGGGGCAGATGGAAAGGTTTTAACTACAAGAGCAAGCGCAACTTACGGTATTGACTGGGAAGACCCAGTAGATAACGCAGCAGCAATGGCCCTAGCACTAGGAGGATAACATGGCTAATACATTCGTCAACGCAGGGGTCGCAGTAGGTAATACAAGAACTACTGTCTACGGCCCTGTAGCAGTATCAACACAGGCGGTAGTTAATGCCGTGTACTTATCTAATATAGATGGCTCAAGTTCTGTAGATGCCACACTAGAACAAACCATTGACGGTGGAACAACTTACAGGCACATAATGAAAACGGTTCCCGTTCCAGCGGATTCAACCCTTGTAGTAGACAAGGCAATAAATCTTGAGGCCGGTGATATTCTGGCTGCTACAGCATCCGCCACGGGCGACCTTGAGTGCGTCGTAGGTGTCTTGGAGATAACATAATGTCTTATATGGGTAAAGTCAGGCCGACTATTGCGCTGACATCAGACGATATTGAAGATGGTGCAATCCTTAATGTAGACGTTAATGCGTCTGCTGCCATAGCCAATAGTAAGATGGCTACTGATACTACCAACGCAACTAATCTTGCGTCTGGTACAGTACCCACAGCAAGACTAGGATCAGGCACAGCCTCATCCAGTACATTTTTAAGGGGTGACCAGACTTACGCCGCAGTAGATACTTCTGGAATAGTAGCAAATCAGGACGATATAGCATTGCTGGGCTTTAAGGTTGCTGCCAATGGAAGCCTTGCAAGATACAATCTTGTTGACCAAAGCATAGATGCTTTTGAGGATGCCTCTGGAGTGGACGCCTCTGCTTCTACTAATGAAATAAGAGACTCTGCCAATTATTATACCGGCAAACAGGGTTCCCCTACCGGTGGAACAATAACAACTTATACTGATAGTGGTACTGATTATACAGTTCATTCATTTTTAAGTAGTGGTGATTTTGTTGTTAGTGATTCTGGTGATGTAGA